GCACGAGCTTGAATCCGAAGGCCACAAGCTGCCGGAGAAATTGACCGCGAACATTCTGGACATCAAGACCGACAAGCAGGCTAAGAAATTGATATTGGTTTTCAATAGCCATTATGCGACGATTGAAAAAAAAGGTCTTCGCAGGTTTCTTGAAGGGATGAATTTTGATGAATTGAAACTTGAATTTGAGCCGTTTAAGCTGAATTATGGTCTGCAACTTAACGAGGACATCGAAGAGGATGAACCTCCCGCCGTACCTGATAAAGCGCAAAGCAAGACCGGCGATCTGTATGAGCTCGGGCCGCATCGCGTTCTTTGCGGGGACTCGACGGATGAAAAGTGTTTTGATAAATTGATGCAGGGCGAAAAGGCGGACATGGTTTTTACTGATCCGCCGTATGGGATAGATATTGTAAACGCAAAGGGTAAACTCGGTGGAGATAAACCTTTCGGCACAAATGGAAATCACACGGGAATAATCAAGGCTGGTAGATATAAAAAGATTATAGGAGATGGCGGCATTGATACGGCAATCAAAACAATTGAAATAATAAAAAAGCATTGTAATATCTATATTGTGTGGGGAGGTAATTACTTTGCACATTTACTTCCAGCGGCAAGTTGCTGGATAATCTGGGACAAGTTGACAGACGGATCATTGGGAGACGGAGAAATCGCATATTGTAATGCCAAAAGAACAGTATGCATATTCCGCCATAAATGGTCTGGTATGATAAAGGCGAGTGAACAAGGCAAGAAAAGAGTTCACCCTACACAAAAACCGATTGCGCTTGCCGTATGGTGTTTTAATGAGATAATGCAGAAAGGAAAAATAATCATCGACGCATTCACCGGTTCCGGCTCCACTCTCATCGCCTGCGAACAGACAAGGCGGATATTCCGGGGGATAGAGATTGACCCGCATTATATCGATGTCATAGTCCAACGGTGGGTAAACTTTACCGGCGTCGAGAAAATAAAAAAGAACGGTAAAGAAATCGTCTGGAAGAAAAATAATGTGAATTAAATGTGAAAAATGGCAAAATCAGACAGATTAAAGAATCTCAAACCACGTAAAAAGGGAGACCCCCCGATAAATCCTTACGGCCGCCCCAAAGGAAGCTTCAACCTCAAAACAATAATTCACAATATATCACTGGAAGACGCCGAGCCGATCATATTGAATAAGCTTGCAGAGATGGGAGTAAAGCCGAAGACGAAAAAATACTGGTATTTGATAGAGAAAATAAATATAATGAAAGCAGCGTCAGGTGACATCGCGCATATCAAAGAATACCATGATCGATTGTTTGATAAATCAGAGCAGCCAGTAAAGCACAGCGGGAAAATCGACAGTGACGTCAAAAAAGAAATCAAAATCCCCGACATTAAAGAGCTCGAAAAGTCTGTCGGAAAACTTCTTGCGAAAGTCCTCGAAAAGTGAGCTGTCAAAGTTACTCAAGGTTTCCGACTATTGGCCGTTCTGGCCGCATGATAAACAACTTACATTCCTGATACTCAACCAGCTTGATGTTTTCTTCGGCGGAAGCGCAGGCGGCGGTAAAAGTGCAGCTTTATTATTGGCGGCTCTCCAATACGTCGATGTTCCCGGCTATAATGCGTTAATCATCCGCGATACATTCCGCAACCTCGCCATGAAAGATTCGATCATGGATTTGTCATTCCAGTGGCTGAATGATACCGACGCGAAATGGTTGCCGCAAGAAAAGCGGTGGGAATTCCCGAGCGGCGCCACATTAACATTCGGGTATATGGACGGGCCATTGGATCACCTAAACTACAAGGGTCCCCGCTTCCAGTTTATCGGCATCGATGAGGCGTCTGATTTGAGATGGAATCAGATCATTTATATGTTCAGCCGGCTCGGCAAGGCAACCGGTCAGAATATACCACTCAGAATGCGGCTGGCCAGTAACCCTGGCGGACGATGCCATGATCAATTAAAAGCTCGATACATATCGCCTGAGACGCGGGAGAATAGGCTATTTGTACCGTCAAGGCTGGCAGACAACCCGGGCATTGACGCAGAGACATATATCAAGAGCCTTGACCAGCTCGACCCGGTGACACGCAAACAGCTATTGGATGGCGATTGGGACATCCGGGAGTCAGGTAGGATGTTCCGGCGGCAATGGTTTAAGATCATCGAGGGGCCAATGCAGTACGCCCGGCGCGTGCGGTGTTGGGACATGGCAGCAACCGAGGCTGACAAGAATAAAGACCCGGACTTTACTGTCGGTTGCCTCATGGGCATTACACCCGACAAGCAATATGTTATAGATCACATCGTTCGTGGGAGGTGGTCTCCGCAGCAAAGTGAGAAAATTATCAGACAAACAGCCGAAGCAGACGGGAATAGCGTAAGAATTTATATCGAGCAGGAAGGCGGGTCATCTGGCAAGGCGATCATCGACCACTACCGGCGCAATGTGCTCGCAGGGTTTGCGATGTACGGAGTCCGGCCAAGCGGGTCTAAAATTAACCGCGCGATGCCGGTTGCAAGTCAGGCAGAGGCAGGCAATATATTTATCCGCAACGGATTATATCTGAATGAATTGCTCGACGAACTGGATTTGTTCCCCGACGGTAGCCATGATGATCAGATCGATTCAGTGTCCGCCTGCTATGCAAAGTTAACAAAGGGCGGCGGAGATGTTAGGGCGAGGTGGATATAATTTTTGCCTTGACTCGTTTCATTCCCGTGCTATAATAATGCATGGCCCTATCCGGAGATTACACTCAGAGACAATCATGGGAGTATTTCAGTTTTTACGCGACCGGTAACGGGGCGATGTCGGAAAGCTTTGCACCCGGCGAGGTGTTCGTCCTCAATGAAGTCCGTCTGACATTGAGCGTTGCCTTTGCGTCTGTTCGGGATTTTATCATTACCCTGTCGGCGTCTCCAAGCGCAATCTACAATCACAAATTTGTCAGTCAGGCGATGAACACCGTCCGGGATTTTCTCTATGTCCCGAGTGCGTCGTTCGTGTTCGCATCAAACGAAGTATTAAATTTTTCTATGTTTCAATCATCCGCCATAGTTTGGGGTTTACAGATAACCGGCTGGGCAGTCAACGATTAGGAGTCATTATGGCATTTACGGGCACATACGTTCAACCGCAAGAGGTAGAGCTATTCAATTTTTACGCAACCGGCGGGGCAAACGGCGCCGCATCGGAAAGTTTGTCGATAGCGAAGCGGGCGGTAATAACCGAAGTAAGGTTGACCTGGTCGGTGGCGTTTGCCAGCGTTGAAGACTTTGTGATAAAGTTATCTGCTGGTAATGGATCAGCATATAATCATACTTTTGTTTCTCAGGCACTTAACGGTGTCCAGTATCTAAACTACATTCCCAACTGTTCCGTGTATCTTGAGTCAACCGATCAATTGAAATTTACTATGTCAATGGCGAGCGGGGCCAATACATGGGGACTACAGGTTATCGGCTGGGCGATTGAGGAATAATGATTCATATAAATTCAGAGCCGTGGCATAATTTCGGGTTTTTTGAATTAGATTTAGCCCGTGGCAAAGTAGACGGGTTTAGCTATATGAATAAATTCGGTCGCAATGCTACGGTTGGAGCGATAGAAGACATATGGGATCTCGGCAGTGATTATCAATATGCGACGTCTACAATATCTCTGGAATTATTGACATCTGGCGCCGATTCTGTTGCCGGTACAGGTGCGAGAGTTGTAACAGTTATCGGCCTTGATGATAATTGGGCAGTAAAAACGGAGGATGTCAATACAAATGCAGCAACAGTTTACCTGACTAAACAATACCGAAGAATATACAGGGCTTATGTCAAAAATGCTGGATCGGGCGGAATTAACGCAACACAAATTACAATACAAGGTCAAGGTGGAGGAATACAACAGGCTGCCATAATGGTTGGCATGGGGCAAACGCTCATGGCTATATATACAATACCGGCAGGGTACACCGGGTATTTGTGCGAATGGAATGCATCTCTGAATAAAGCCTTAGGAACTGTTATTGGGGTAAATATATTATTATTCACTCGAGATAACGGCATTACGAATCCATCATGGCAACTAAAGGACATCCACGGTTTAACATCTGGCGGTACAAGTGATATGAAAGAGGATTTTTGCATACCTCTTCGGTATCCGGAAAAAACAGATATACGTTTGCGAGCAGACGCTACCGGGGCGATTGATGTATCTGCCGGATTTACATTTACACTTATACCAAATGCTTAAAACAATAAAAAACTTTTTTAGAAAAGAATCGCGTACTCGGCAGATTGTAAGCAGTACAAATTTACAGAGTGCGGCATGGTCTGACCATAAATACGAAAGCTATGCGAAAGAAGCTTATCTTAAAAACGTAATCGCTTTTCGATGCATAGATTTGATCGGCAAATCGGTTGCATCGGTAGATTGGGATATTTACACAAAAAATAAAGACGGTGAAAAAGTAGAAGACGAAGTACATCCATACAATAAACTTTTGCATCGGCCGAATCCAGACCAGAGTTTTGAAGCATTTATATCCATGACATTGGCGTATCTATTGCTTGATGGGAATGGATTCGTCGAGCGGGTTGCACCCGATACCGGGCCAGCGCGTGGTATAACCAGAGAACTTTATTCATTGCGTCCTGATAAGATCGATATAAAATTAAATAGCAGAGGTCGAGTCGAATCATATATTTACAAGCAGAATAATGGGACAGTAACATATGACGTAAATCCGATGACCGGGCAGGCTGATTTGCTCCATGTTAAACTTTTTCACCCTCTGAATGAATATCGCGGATGCTCGCCGATACAGAGCCTTTCTCATTCCATCGACACATCGAACGAATCATCTGAATGGAATATGCGATTACTTCAAAATGATGCAAGACCTGGCATGATATTCTCATACGACGGAGCCTTGTCAGATCAGCAATACGATCGATTGGTAAAACAAATACAGGATAAATATTCAGGCTCTGCTAATGCAGGAAGAAATCTATTACTTGAAGGTCCAGAGGGTCAGCATCCAGAAATAAAAGCATACGGCATGGCCCCGAAAGAAATGGACTGGCTTGAGGGATCGCGGGAGTCAGCCAGGCGGATCGCCTTTGGGCTTGGCGTACCTCCGCAATTGGTAGGAATTCCCGGAGACACTACTTTTGCAAATTACAAAGAGGCACGCCGGGCATTTTGGGAAGACACGGTTGTGTATTATCTGAATTTATTTAAGGGTGAATTTAACAACTGGTTATTTGAACCGGGTTCTTTATCAAGTATTGGCTATGATCTCGACAGCATCCCTGCCATGCAGGACAAACGCAATGATCTTTATACCGTATTGCAGGGAGTTGACTTTCTGACATTGAACGAAAAGCGCGAAAAGGTCGGATACTCACCTATTGATGGCGGGGATGTACTATTGATACCGTCCGGGTTGATACCGATCGAAGACGCAGCTATCACAGCAGAAGAAATACCCGGTGAAGAAATACCGCCTGACGATATGCCGATGGAATAATGATCAATATATTTAGTGAGGCCGGAAAGCAGAGGGAGCTGCAAAGACTGCTTCGCCTCGGGTTAAAATTTGAACGCGCACTATCAAAAAAACTTACGGCTGTAATAAATAAACAGTACGCACGGCAGGCAGGATATCTCAATCGCGGTATTATCGATGTCGGGCTGGCAGTAACCAGCTATCGGTCAGAGATGGAAGAAATCATGGAAAAACATTACCTTGCCGTCGGTCACACATATGGGCAAGAGGCAATCGATCAGGCAAAAAGCATTCGCGGTGTATTAATTACTAAAAAGCCATCAAGTGATTTTGCAGATGCGATTAAGTGGTGGGCAAAACACTGGGCGGCTGAAAAAATTAAAGATATAAATTCAGTAACTAAAAGCAAACTCAAAAGAATTATCACAAATGGCGCCGAGGCTGGTCTTGATTTTCAATCATTGGCAAAAAAAGTTTTAAGTACCGGCAAGATTCAAAACCCCGTGAGGGCTGAAAAAATAGCACGAACGGAAACCCATACTGCATCTGTATACGCTACACATGAGGGAATGGTTGCTACGGGATTGGTATTGAATAAAGAATGGGTTGCGATGAATGATGACAGAACGAGAGATACTCACAAAGAAGCCCACGGTCAAACTGTACCAATCAACGGTTTTTACAAGGTTGGAGGTGAAATAATGGCACGGCCCGGAGATCCAACCGCTTCTCCTGAAAATATCATCAACTGCCGATGCGTGGAGTTGTATAAGACAAAATGAAAATTTTTGTATTGACATCGATTTCCATTCTCGCTATAATAGGTTTAATCACAATAGTTGTGACAGTAATTATTTACAAAAGTTTGCGCAGAAAGAAATGAAAGAATACGCCGAATTTAATTTTGAGATCGAATCTAAGTCGATAACCGAACAGGGAGTATTTTCCGGTTACGGCTCTACGTTTGGCGGTAAACCTGATTCTTACGGTGATATCATTCATGAAGGCGCATTTACCAATACATTAAAGAAGGGCGGACGTAACGGATATGGAATTGCCATGCTGTGGCAACATAATGCATCAGAGCCGATCGGTGTATGGCAGGACGTTGTTGAAAATAAAAAAGGTCTCGCAGTAACCGGGCAGCTTGTACTCGGTACGCAAAGAGGCCGTGAAGCATATGAACTCATGAAAGCCGGCGCCTTACGCGGCTTGTCTATCGGATTTGAGATACCGAAGGGCGGATCAGAGTTCGACGATAATAAAAAAATTCGCAATATTAAAGAAATTGATTTGTGGGAAATATCTCCTGTGACATTTGCGGCAAACACAAGAGCGCAGATAAGCCAGGTTAAATCCCTCGAATCGGCAAATACGCCGCGTCAATTTGAATCTGCCCTGCGGGAAGCGGGTTTATCCAAATCGGCGGCAATGTATTTAACAAATCTCTGTAAAGACAGGCTGAGTGAATCGCCTGAATTTGAGTTGTTAAAAGTGCTTAAAAATTTTGGTAAATAGCCATAGGAGGAAAACATGGCAGATATAACCGAAGACGTTATCAAAGAGATTAAAACAATCGGCGATGACAATAAAAAAAACTTCGACGAATTGCGCAAATCAGACGAGCAGCTAAAAGTCGAGTTAGAAAAAATCAAAAAAGACGCGGATGTGCTAACTGCGGGGAAGATTGAAAAACTTGCCACAGAAATCGCTTTGCGTCAGGATGAACTCGACAAGAAAAATGCAATTGCTGCAAAAGCATCGCAAGACCGCATGGACAATATTGAGGTCATGCTCAAGCGTCCGTCGATGGGCAATACAACCAGCGATCAAGACGCAAAAGACGCAAAGCTGTTTACTGAACTTTGTGCGGTTGCTCAGAAACGAAGCACAAATTACAAAAGTCTGAAAGACAACCCGATGAGCATAGAGGCTCTCAGGGCGTATGAGAAAGCTTTTGAATTGGAGCTGAGATATTCGAACGCCATCAAGATGATGACGCCGGATGAGTACAAAGCATTGTCGGTAGGTAGTGACCCGGACGGCGGATATACGGTAACTCCGTATTTGTCCAACGTGATCAAACAGAGAATTTTCGAGCGAGATCCCGTACGTCAGCTTTGCCGCATTGAAACAATCACAACCGAAGCGTATGAAGAAATGATCAACTGGAATGATTCTAATGCCGGTTGGGAGGGTGAGACTGTCGCAGGATCTGAAACAGCAACGCCCGACTTCAACAAAAAAAGAATTCCTGTTCATGTCATGTACGCAAAACCGCGCGCAACGCAGACGCTTCTCGAAGACTCCATTGTCAATATTGAAGCATGGTTGGGAAATAAAATCGCTGATCGGTTTGAGCGTCTCGAAGGAGCCGCAATTGTCAGTG